GACATCATATGGTATTGGTAAGCATTCTCTACAATCTGTAGGTAAAAAATTAATCGTTGATTCAATTAATATTGTTGATGGCGGATCTGGATATGAGAATAAGAAAAGAACAGCATCTGCCGAATCTGGAATCAGCACGTCTTCAAATTTAATTAAAATTGAAAATCATGATTATAGATCTGGAGAGACTGTAAAGTATACTCATGTTGGAACTATAGCTTCTGGACTTTCTACAAATACTGAATATTATGTGACTAAGGTAGATGATAATTCATTCAACCTTAGTCAAGTTGGATCGGCATCCGATAGAGAATTTTATTATAGAACAAAACAATATGTCGATATAACTTCTGTTGGAGTTGGAACTCATATATTTAATTATCCAGATATCTCAGTAAGTCTTATTGGTAAAGTTGGAATATCTTCTGTAGGATTAGAAACTTTTGAAGCAAAAGTTCAACCAGTTGTTAGGGGTGAAATAACTTCAGTTCATCTTGAAAATAGTGGTGTTGGATATGGATCTTCTGATATTATTAATTTAGATTATCAACCAACAATAACACTAGATTCTGGTATTAATGCACAAGTTCAACCAGTTTTAAGTAATGGAAGAATTGTTCAAGTTATTGTTTTAAATTCTGGCAGTAAGTATTTTTCAAGCCCAGACCTTATTATTAATGGTGATGGTTCTGGATGTGTTCTTACACCGATTGTAGAAAATGGATCTTTAATATCTGTAAACGTTATAGAATCTGGTGGTGGGTATTCTTCGGGTACTACATCAATTGACGTAATTCCTTCAGGATCTACTCAAGTATTACCAGAGTTTAAGGCAAATATCAAATCTTGGAGAGTAAATCTATATCAAAAATACTCTTCATATTTTTCTAAAGATGATGGTATTATATCTGATGGTAATTATGGACTTCAATACTGCCATTTATATGCCCCAAGAGTGTTAAGAGAATCTATTTTTTCTGTAAGTCAGGATGGAGAAACTCTTTATGCAGAATCTGATTTAAAAAAAATTGATGGTATTGAAGAACCATCAGATGAACACTCTCCGATTATTGGATTTGCATATGACGGCAATCCAATTTATGGTCCATATGGATATAAAACAAAGACCGGTGGAATAATATCCCCAATGAAATCTGGATATAAACTAGATTTAAAAGATGGTAGACCATCGACTTCTATTTTTCCCGAAGGATTTTTTGTAGAAGATTACACTCACAGTGAAGTTTCTGATGATTCTGTGCTTGATGTTAATAATGGAAGATTCTGCATAACACCCGACTATCCAGAGGGAACATATGCATATTTTATGACCATTAATAATGATTCATCTTCAACTTCAGGAGTTTTTGAAAAATATCGGGAACCAGTATTCCCCTATATTATAGGAGAGAACTATCAATCCATTCCCAATAAATTTAATTTTGAATTGGGATCAAATCAAGATAGTTATGATATTGAACAAAATGGATGGAAGAGAAACACTCAACCACTTAACTTAGTTGAAGGAGATTCTGAATATCCATATTTGTTTATTCCAAATAAATTAAATCAAACATCTACAGTTTCAGCAACTACTCCAGGAAAAATTTCAAGTGTTGGTATAGTAACTGGTGGTAGTGAGTATAGAGTTAATGAAGAATTTGTATTTAATAATGACGGAACACAAGGGAACCATGTATCTGCAAAAATAAGCAGAGTAAAGGGAAGGTCTGTAAGCAATATTAGTGTTGCATCAAGCATTATTGAAAATGTTGAATTTTATCCTGGAGAGAAAAAAGGTGAATATTTAATATTTGCTGATAATCCTCACAATTTTATAAATTTAGATACGATTTCAATTTCTGGGTTATCTACAACATCATCTGAAATTGAAGGAACTTATAGTGCAGGAATTCAAACTAATAGATTAACCATAGCAGGAGTAGGAAGTACTGGTGTAGCCATAGGAACTGATGGAGTAACTGGTATTGTTACTTACTTTAGAGTTAATGGTAATTTGACTTATCCCAATATTAGAGAAAATGATATTCTTAGTGTTGGAACAGAGAAAGTTAAAGTATTAAATGTAGACACCCTATCCTCTAGAATTAGAGTTTTGAGGGCAGTAGAGGGGACTACAGGTGCCTCTCACACCATTGGTAAGTTCATCTACGAAGATCCAAGAAAAATTAAAATTAATGCAGGATTTAAAACTGATTATGCATATACTCTAAACAAACAAATTTATTTTGATCCAGCAAGTGCTGTTGGACTTGGGACTACTGCTGGTGTTGGAATAGGAACAACTATTTCTTTTGCAAATCCAGGATCTGGTGCAACTCAAGCATTTATTCCAACTAAGAGTATTTTTATTAAAAATCACAACCTCAACACGGGAGATCAATTAACATATTCTCCAGGAACGGGTGGAAATGGTATTATTGTTCAAGATGAAACCAATGTTGGAGTTGGAACAACATTATCAAATGGTCAAACTTTATTTGTTGCAAAAATAACTGAAGATTTGATTGGAATTGCAACTGTTAGAGTTGGTCTTGGAACTACTGGAAGTTTTGTTGGAGGAGCAAATACAGACTCATCCACAGTATTCTTTAGGACAGTAGGTACTGGAGATACCCACAGTTTTACCACAAACTATAATGTAATTACTGGTAATGTTCAAAGAAATTTGGTCACAGTTTCTACAGCAACAACTCATGGATTAAGTTCTCCACATAATGTATTTGTATCTGTTAACCCACAAAATACTGGTATAGTAACAGTAAAATATAATGATTACAATTCTCGAATTATAATTAATCCTATTGGATTTGCAACTGCTGGAGTCAACACTTCCACAAATACAATTTTATTGCCGACTCATGGATTTAAATCTGGTGATAAAATAATTCACACTGCCATAACTTCATCCGAAGGTCTAGAAAATGAAAAAATATATTATATTGTCAATGTAGATAGAAATACAGTAAAATTAGCAAATACTTATTTCAACTCAATTCAAAATAAACCAGAAATTATTGGTATAACAAGTGCTTCTGATGGAACTATCAATCCAATAAATCCAACAATTGATTTGTATAAAAATTCTACAGTAACATTTGATTTATCGGATTCGTCACTTGCATTCTCTAATCAAGGGACAACTTATTCGGCATTTGAATTAAATTTATATACGGATAAAAATTTAACTAAAGTTTGGAATACATCTAAAGTAAATTCCAACTTTGAATTGATCAAAGATGGTAAAGTTGGAACTTCTGGTGCAAAAGCGACATTAACAGTTAATAATGATATACCACAAATTTTATATTACACTTTAGATGTTGTAAAAGAAACTAATGTCCCAGAAGTTAAAGAAAGAGTATTTGTTGATAGTGAAGTTATTTCTGGAAATGAAATAAATGCAAAAGAAAGTCGTTATAGCGGAAAACATACGATTAATGTAGGAACGACTACATCATTCACATATTCTATTAAAGATGTTCCTGAAGAGTCCTCCTATGGATCATCTTCTGATATTTCCTATGAAACAGATTGCACCCACACTTATGGACCAATTGCAAAAATTGAAATTACAAATTCTGGTTCAAATTATTACTCATTGCCAGGAATAACCACAGTTACATCAGGTGCTGGTAATGGTGCAATACTTGAAACATTTGGTTCTGGAATTGGATCTGTAAAATCAATTTCTCTTAAAGATATTGGATTTAAATATCCGTCCGATAAAACTTTGACCCCAGAAATTGTTTTACCACAAGTTATATCAATCAATTCTTTTGCATCATTTGATTCTATTGGCATTACCTCTTTTGGACGTGGATTTTCAATTCCTCCAAAACTAGTAGTTCTTGATGGAAGAACTAATAAGATTGTTCCTAATGTTGACCTAAAAGTAACTGTAGGAAAATCAAATGTAGAGATTCTTGAAAATACAAAAGGAATGAATGCCGTTACTCCAACTATAATCCCGACTGAAAGTGGGGCTGGAGTTGGTATTAATAGTATTGTCTATACATCTTCAGGAATAGCAACAGCAACTTTATCTGTAGGATTTAGTACAGTTAATTCTTTTCCATTCGTTGTTGGAGATAAAGTTTTAATTGAAAATGTAAGTGTTGGTGTTGGATCAACTGGTAAGGGATATAACTCTTCTGCTTATGATTATCAATTATTTACTGTAACTTCAACTAATGAAAATCTTGGTGGTATTGGAGATGTATCATTTGATATGTCTAAGTTTATTTCTAGTGGAGAAATTGTAGGTACATTTGATTCTACAAATTCTTCAGGAAAAATTCTTGCCCAGAAACATTTCCCATCATTTGCAGTAGAACTGGATACAAATAATTATATTGTGGGGGAATCTGTAACTTCTAACTCGGCAAAAGGAATTGTAGATAGTTGGAATAGTAGAATTGGTACTCTTAGAATTTCTTCCTCCGAAAAGTTTGTTGTTGGGGAGATTGTAGAAGGATCCAGTTCCAAAACTCAAGGAATCGCATCTTCTATAAAATCTTTTGATGCTTACATGAATTTAGATGCATCTTCAAAAGATATTAGGGGGTGGCAAAATAGTACTGGATTCTTAAATAATGACCTTCAAAAAATTCAAGATAGTTTTTATTATCAGAACTTCTCATATTCTTTAAAATCAAAAGTTTCATATTTAACTTGGGAAGATTCAGTTTCTAGTCTCAATCATACTTTAGGATTTAAAAAATTCTCCGATTATCAACTGGAAACACAAAATGCTAATGTAATGTCTGTTGGACTTACAACAAATACTACAAATGTTAGTGCAGTCAATCATCTTGACGGATTTGCAAGTTTAAATTGCGTCTATGATTTTGATTTAGTTACTGAAAATAATTTATCTCAAAATTCCAAATTTATTTCCAATGAGATTGTATTTTCAAATAGAATTCTATCAGATTACTTTGAATCTGTTGGAAACAGAGTTTTATCAATTGACAATATAAGTAGTCAGTTTAATAGTAACCCAAGACCAACAGACTTTAGTATTGTTGACACATTCCCAATTTCATCAAATAGATTCCAAAAATATATTACTTACATAAGAGATAAGAGATTTGTAGCTCAAAGACAATTGATGCTTGTCGATCTTCTTCATGATAATTCTAGAGCATACATGAATCAATATGCTAGAGTTGAAACTACATATGATCAAGGTTCTTTTGACTTCTCAATTACTGGAACTGATGGACGTTTAGAATTCCATCCAGTCAACTCTTCAGTTAATGATTATGATGTTTCTACACTTTCATATAATTTAGATGATGTTGTACTTGGAACTGGAAGTACGAGTCTTGGTGGAGTTGTTTTAATTGATACTGATAGTATTGAAATACCATCAAATACAACTAAGACAATTGTTTCAATTGGATACACATATTCAAGTGCAAAAGTCTTAGTTAATATAAACCCAGACATTTCACGAAATGATGAATATGAAGCAATCGAATTAAATATTATTCATAAAGGATCTGATATTGAATTACTAGAATATGGAAGGTTAGCAACTGGTATTGGAGATTATTCTGAGACTGGTCTTGGAACCTATCATGCATATATTGATGGAACTAACCTAAAAGTAGATTTTATTCCAACCTCTGTTGGTATTGCAACAACTGGTGCAATAAACACTGTTGTTGTTGGACTTTCTAGTAATACTTTTACAGGAATTGGCACAATAAATCTTAGAAGATCTCAAATTGAAGGAAGAACTACTACTATATCTTCATCGGGATCTCCTGGAATCAATACAGTTGCTGATTATCCAAATAATTTTGATGGAGCATATTTTATAGTTCAAGTTACTGATACGACTAACTCATCAATTCAGTTATCTGAAATAGTTGTTGTCGATGATTATGTTGATGCTACTCAAGGTCGTGAAACTTATATGACTGAGTATGCAAATATTGAAACTGCATCCGGTCTTGGAACCTTTGGGTCTAGAGTTTCTGCAGCAGGAACTGTATCACTTGTATTTACTCCAAATGCAAGTATTAATACAGTAGTTAATGTATGCATGAATGCTTTATCTGTAAATGAAAATACTGATTTAGCATCTGAAATATCTTTTACAAATGCATCTATTAATGATTCTATTGGAGAATATTTTGGAACTGACAATGATATCAAAAGAGAGTTTGAATTGACGCATGAAAATGAAAAAATCTTTGAAAGATATTTCTTAGGAAATGATACTGATATCATCAACGTAACAACTAATGCAATTAAAATTCCAAATCATTTCTTTGTAAGTGGAGAAAAGATTAGATATAATCATGTAGGAACGGCTTCATCTGCAATTGGTATTGCGACAGCAAGTTTTGTTGGAACGTCTAACACCACATTCCTTCCAGATGAAAATCTATATGCTGTAAAAGTTGATGATAATTTAATTAAAATTGCAACCAGTGCAGAAAATGCACTTAAACCAATACCAGTAGTTGTAGATCTTGAAAGTGTTGGTATTGGAACTTCTCATAGATTCATAGCAACAAATCAAAATGCTAAAGTTATTGTTGCTCTTGATAATGTTATTCAGTCTCCTGTTGTATCTACAGCAGTAACAACAGTACTTGCTGATCGAGTTCAATCTGTTGATAATGTGATTAAATTTAGCGGAATTACATCTTTCTTTGGATCTGATATTATTCAGATTGGTAATGAGATTATGAAGATAGAAGGTGTAGGTATTGGAAGTACAAATACCATTAGAGTTCGTAGACCTTGGTTGGGAACTGTCTTATCTGGATATGGGACGGGAACTCTTGTAACTAAAATTTCTGGTAATTATAATATTGTAGATAATATACTAAATTTTGTAGAAGCTCCTTTCGGAAATGTTCCAATTGGATCTACTACAAATCCACCAGATGAAAGAGATTGGACTGGTATAACAACAAGTTCTAGTTTCCAAGGTAGAAGTTTTATGAGATCTGGAGTACAAAATACTTCTGATGATTCTTATCACAAAAATTATATTTTTGATAATATATCCAGTCAATTTAATGCTGTTTCAAATGAATTTACTTTGGAACAAAATAATTCAAATGTTCCTGGAATTTCCACTGAAAATGCAGTTATTTTAGTTAATGATATTTTCCAAACACCTGGATTAAGTGGTGGATATTTAATTCAAGAATCTTCAGGTATTTCTTCAATTGCTTTCCAAGGAACTAATACAGTTCCACTTGGTCCTGATGTAGGTATTTCTAGTTTCCCTAAAGGGGGAATTATTGTTTCAGTAGGTTCAGATGCAGGTCTTGGATATCAACCTCTAGTTTCTGCTGGAGGAACTGCTATCATTTCTGGTCTTGGAACTATTTCTTCGATTAGTATAGGAAATAGTGGTTCTGGTTATAGAGTTGGAATTCAAACTATAGTTAATGTTGGTGTTGGAACTTCTAGCACTGGAACTGGGAACATTGAATTTATTGGAACCGCTGCTATTAGTGGTGGTAATATTGTAAGTGTGGCGATTACAAATCCAGGATCTGGATACACATCAACAAATCAACCATTTGTTGTATTTGATGATCCTTTAAGTTATTCAAATATTTCATTACAATATTCTTCTAGTTCTGTTGGAGTTGGAACTAGTGCTGTAGTTGATATTGTTGTTGGTCAAGGATCAAGTGTTATTGATTTTACAATTAAAAATACTGGATATGGATATGGAAATGGTGAAATATTAACTGTTCCAATTGGTGGATCTACAGGAATACCAACAACTTCATCCTTCTCCGAGTTTAAAATTACTATAGATGAAGTTATTAATGACAAATTTGCTGGTTGGTCCATTGGACAATTGCAAGTTTTAGATGATATCAATGATTTTATTGATGGATCTAGAAAAAATTTCCCACTGTCTCTAGCAGGAAACGCCATTTCAATTGTTTCTGGAAAAGGATCTAAGATTGATGTCCAAGATGTTCTTCTTATCTTTGTTAATAGCGTACTTCAAGTTCCTGGTGAAGGATATACTTTTAATGGAGGAAGTATTGTAACATTTACTGAAGGATTGAAGGTTGGTGATTCTGTTAGTATTATGTTCTATAAGGGAACAGGAGATACTGATGTAATCTTTAGAAATATAATTGAAACTGTTAAAAAGGGTGATACCCTTCAAATTAAACATGATGCATCTATTGGACAAGCATCATCTTTAGATGAAGATGAGAGAGTTGTGGATTTAATTAAGTCTACAAATATAGTTCAAACTAATTCGTATTCTGGACCTGGAAACACTAAAGATGTTACTTTAGAAAGACCAGTTGTTTGGTGTAGACAAACTGAGGATATATTCATCGATCAGATTGCTATTGGTAAAAATAGGGAACTTTATGAACCAGTCATCAATCCTAGCGCATATATTACAAAATCTGTAGGAGTTGGATCTACAGCAATATATGTTGATAGTTTGAGACCAACATTTGATTCTCAAAATGAAAATGATACTGATTTAACATTCCAAAAGAAAATTAAATTTATTACACAGGATTCTAAAGTGAGTGCATCTGCAACTTCTATTGTTACTGGATTAGGAACAATATCCTCAATATCTATTTCTAATGGAGGATCGGGGTATAGTTCTGCTCCAGTAGTGACTATTGGAAGTACAGTTCAATCAGTTGGACTTGGAACAACGGCAATAGCAACATCATCTATTACTGCAGGAGTTGTTACAAGTATAACGATAACCAATGCTGGAACTGGATATACTAACACTAGTGTTCCCGTTGTTTTAATTGCACCACCATCACATAATACTGAAGAGGTATCTGTAAATACTTATTCTGGAGATAATGGTGTAATTGTTGGATTTGGAACTACTACTGTTGGAATTGGAACACAACTCATCTTTGATATTCACATTCCATACGATTCTTTCCTTAGAGATTCTAATATTGCAGGGACTGCATTGACTATTAGTTCTATTAGTAAAAATGATTACTTTGTTGTTAAAAATTCTAATATTGGATCTAGTTCAACTTCCATATTATCTTTGGATGCCTTAAATGGTACAGTAGGACTAGGAACTGTTTTTGCAGATAATGTTTATGAAGTTAATAGTGCAGTTTCAATTTCTACAAGCATATCTGGAATTTCAACTTATGTGCGTAGAGTATTTGCTAAGGTAAATCAATTTAATTATGGATTCTCTGGAATTACAACTTCAGATTTCTTTGGATCATTTAGTTGGGGAAGAATTGACATAGCAGCAAGAAGTAAAGAAAATTCTTACTCTTCTTATGCAGAAGGATCTGGAATTTCAACTGCGACTATGGTCGTTAGATCAAACTTCCTAAAATTTAAAAATTACGATCTTTAATCTCTAATAAATAAAGAAAAAAAGTCCGGCAAATGGCTGCTATTATAACTGATCAGATTAGAATATTAAATGCAAAGAATTTTATTGCTGGTGTTTCTAATGCCAGCAATTCATATTATTCTTTTATTGGATTGACTAATCCTGCAGATTATCAGGTTGATTGGGATATTGATCCACCATCACCTAAAGACAATTTTGATCAGGAAAATGATTACTGGGACACCATGGTGGCCTTGAAAAAAATCAATACTGCTGATGTAAGGCAAGTTGTACCCAAACTTGTTTGGTCCTCAGGAACAAGTTATGACATGTATCGTCATGATTATAGTAGATCCAATACTGCTGTAGTTTCTGGTTCAACATCACTATATCTGGCAAATTACTTTGTTATGAATAGTGATTTTAGAGTTTATATTTGTCTTCAAAATGGAATTGATGTAGATAATCCTTCCGGAAGACCATCTCTTGATGAACCAACATTTACAGACTTAGAACCAAGATCTGCAGGAACCAGTGGAGATGGTTATATTTGGAAATACCTTTTTAGTATTAAACCAAGCGATGTTGCTAAATTTGAATCTACAGATTATCTACCTGTTCCATCAGATTGGACAACTTCTACCGATAATGCTGCAGTCAGAGATAATGCAGTCGATGGGTCAATTAAAATTGTAACTGTTACTAATAAAGGTGTTGGACTTGGAACCGCAAACTCCACATATACATCCGTCCCTATTAAAGGTGATGGATCAGGAGCAGAATGTACCATTATTATTGATGGAAACCAACAAGTAAGTGGAGTTACTGTTTCGAATCAAGGATCTGATTATACATATGGGAATGTTGATTTAGAAGCAGGTGGAGTTCCAACAGGAACAACAAGACCAATTCTTAATGTTATAATTTCACCGCAAGGTGGACATGGTGCAGACATATACAGAGAATTGGGAGCATATAATGTTCTCATGTATTCTAGAATTGAAAATGATAATAATAATCCAGATTTTATAACTGGAAATCAAATTGCCAGAGTTGGTGTTGTAGAAAATCCTGAGCAATTTGGATCTTCAAGTGTCCTCTCTGTAGATAAAGCTAGTGCTCTTGGAGCATTAAAATTAGTTGGATCTGGATATAGTACTGCAACATTTACTGCAGATTCTTATTTTACTCAAACAATATCCACAGGATCAACAGCTGTTGGTAGGGTTGTAAGTTATGATCAAAACACTGGAGTTCTTAAGTACTGGCAGGACAGATCTCTTGCCGGATTTAATACTGTAGGAACCGCTCAAACTCAACCTCAATATGGATTTAGTTTAAATAATTTTACATCATCTCCTGGAACTGGTGGAGTATTGACAATTTCTCCATCTGCAGGAGTAAATTTGACTATTGATGAGAACTTCTCAGGTATATCTACGGTAATAAATAATCGTACATACTATCTTGGTCAAACCTTCACGAGTGGTGTTGCCAACCCAGAAGTTAAAAAACATTCTGGTAATATAATTTACGTTGACAACAGACCATCTATAACAAGATCGTCAAACCAAAAGGAAGATATAAAAGTTATTTTGCAGTTCTAAAGAATTATGCCACAACAAACGAACCTCAATGTAGCTCCCTACTTTGACGATTTTGACCCCACAAACGATTATCATAAGGTATTATTTAAACCAGGATATCCTGTACAAGCTAGAGAATTAACTAGTCTGCAGTCTATGCTGCAGGACCAGATTGAAAGATTTGGTCAACATTTCTTTAAAGAAGGTGCCAAAGTAATTCCAGGAAATACTGGATATAATAGAATATATTATTGTATTCAATTAAATAATTCATTCCAAGGTGTTCCCGTATCTGCTTACGTTGATCAATTAGTTGGTACAAAAATAACTGGACAGAGATCGGGAGTAACTGCCTTTGTTGATAGTATTCTTCTTCCAGAAAATTCTGAAAATGGAAATTTAACTCTTTATATTAACTATCTTGCTTCCAGCACAGGAAATAACTCAACTCAAACTTTTTTTGATGGGGAACAACTTTCATCCAATGAAGTAATAACATCTGGACTTCTTGGAAACACCACTATTGCTGCCGGATCACCTTTTGCATCAACAATAGAAAATAATGCATCTGCAATAGGATCTGCATTTCAAATTGATGAAGGAGTATATTTTGTAAGGGGAAATTTTGTAACCGTAAATAAAGAAACTTTAATTATAGATCAATATTCAAATAATCCCAGTTATAGGATTGGATTATTTGTAAATGAAGAAATTATAAATGCAGATTTAGATGAAACTCTTAATGATAATTCTCAGGGGTTTAATAATTATGCAGCTCCAGGTGCAGATAGACTTAGAATTAGTGTAAGTTTATTTAAAAAAGCACTTGATGATTTTAATGATGATAATTTTATTTTACTTGCAACGGTAATTGATGGTTCAATTCGAGATGATGTTAGAAAATCTCTTTTTGGAGGTAGTGTTGGATTTAATGATGTAACAGATACTCTTGCAAGAAGAACATTTGAGGAATCTGGTAATTATTATGTAAAAGCTTTTGACGTTAGTGCTGTAGAATCTTTAAATAATAATCTTGGTAATGGTGGAATATTTAATGTTGGTCAATTTACTCCAGGTGGTGTAACCCCAACAGATGATCTTTTATTGTATAAAATTTCTCCCGGGAAGGCATATATTAAAGGTTATGAAATCCAAACTATTAATGCTTCTTATCTTGATGTAGATAAACCAAGAACAACAAGGACGATTAAAGATCAAAATATAATTTATAGCACTGGACCAACACTAAAACTTAATAGAGTTTATAGGGCACCAACAGTAGGAATTGGAAATACTTATTTTGTAAGTTTACGTGATCAAAGAGTTGGAAGTAATTCGGAGACTCTTCCTGGAAATGAAGTTGGAATTGCAAGAATATATGATTTTAAATTAGAATCTGGATCTTATAGTACTTCTAATGCAAATGAGAATGAGTGGAACCTTGCTCTCTATGATGTTCAAACAATTACGGATATTGCATTAAATCAGGCACATACTTTATCGATTCCCACATTTATCAAAGGTGATAATAGTGGAGCTACTGGTTTCTTAAGACATGAAGTTTCTGTAGGAACGGCAATTACCGTTTATGAGACAAGTGGAAGTTTCATACCAAATGAAAAATTAATCTTTAATGGAATTGATAATGGTAGGATTGCTATTGCAGTTACAGAGCACGGTATTTCTGATGTCAAATCCGTGTATGGAACAAATAATGGAACAACAGGAATTAGCACTTTTAGTGCAGATGTAATTCAATCAAATAAGTTTATTGTTGGAATTGCTACAGTAAGTCCACTTTCTGGTGGAATTAGCACTATTAAAAGTTCAAATGAGTCTTTCCCAGGAACTCTTGTTAAAGAAAATGATTTAATTCAATATAGTGATACAACTCCTGGATTAGATGGAGATCCAATTATTGCTAGAGTTACTAATGTAGGAACATCTGATATCTCTGTAGAGGGTGTTGCTGCTGTTACAGGAATTTCTAGTGGATTTTTGCCATCATCAACATTAAGTATAACAGATTTAAAAATTCTTACTACTCAATTAGCAACATCTTCCGACAATTCTCTGTTTACTCCTTTACCCAAAGTAAATGTTTCAAATGTAGATCTTGCAGAAGCTTCTTTGGTCATTAGAAAAACTTTTATTGTAAATATTGCAAGTAATGAGTTGTCTGCCCAGGTTGAAGCAGATACAAATGAATCATTCTTGCCTTTCGATGTAGAAAGATATCTTTTGATCCGATCAGATGGATCTACAGAATCCTTGAGTGGTGATAAATTTGATATTGCTACTAACGGATCTACTTTACAAATTCGTAGTCTTGGAAGCAATGATACTGGTGCAACTTTAATTGCAACTCTTCGTAAAGTAAAACCAAAGGCAAAAGAAAAAATTAAAAATAGAGTCAACTCTGTTGTTGTAAATAAATCAAAACTTGCAGGTTCTGGAATTGGAGGAACAACTTTAAATAATGGATTGACTTATGGTAATTATCCTTTTGGTGTAAGAGTTGAAGATGAAGTAATTTCATTAAATACTCCAGATATTATTGAAATTCATGGAGTTTTTGAGTCAGCAGATACGTCTCTACCATCTGCCCCCCAGATTACCTTCCAATCAATAAGCACAAATTCTACAACAACATCAGAATTATTGATCGGAGAAAAATTTGTTGGACAAACAAGTGGTGCTGTAGGTATAATCGCAGAAAAATTAAATGATTCGAGTATTTCCTTTCTTTATAAAAATGAAATTTCTTTAATAGAAGGAGAAACTGTAGAGTTTGAAGAATCAAACTCTAGTGCATTGGTATCATCTCTATCATCTCCCAGTTTTAATATTTCTTCCAATTACACATTTAGAACGGGTCAAGAAATTACTTTCTATGATCAGGGAAGAATCAAGAGAAAAAATGATGCTTCGCCACCATCAAAACAAATCAAAATTTATTTTGCAAGTGCATCATATTCAAATACAGATGATGGAGACATAACAACTGTCAACTCATATAGACAGTTTAACTATGCAAATGAAATTAAAAAAATTAATATTTTTAGAAACTCTGATATTATTGATATTAGACCTAGGGTTTCTAATTACGAAGTAGCAGAAAATTCAAGATCTCCACTTGAATTTTTTGGAAGAACATTTGATGGATCTGGACAATCTGCAGCAAATCCATTAGCTTCAGATGAAGCTATTTTGACTGATATTTCTTATTACCAAGGAAGAATTGATAGGGTATTTTTGTCAAAAAGTGGAAAATTTCAAGTTGTTTATGGAACTCCATCAGACAATCCTCAGAGACCAGATCCAGTCGATGATGCTATTGAAATTTGTAGAGTAGAACTTCCAGCATATCTTGCAAATGTAAAGGATGCAAAACTTTCATTCTTGCAACATAAAAGATATAAAATGCAAGATATCAAGGAACTTGAAAATAGAATCAAGAGCCTTGAATATTATACAACTCTTTCCTTATTAGAAAAAGAAACCGCTAATCTCTTTATTTCTGATAATGATGGTTTAAATAGATTTAAATCTGGATTTTTCGTAGATAACTTTAATGACTTCTTAGCACAAGAAAATACGTTTAAACTCAATAATTCTATTGATAGAAAGTATAATGAACTAAGACCAAGGCATTATACCAACTCTGTTGATATGATTTTTGGTCCTGTGGTAGATGCAGATCCAACTGCGGATTTAAATTTTTCTACAATAGAAGGAAACAATGTTAGAAAACAAAATGACATTGTAACACTTGACTATGCCGAAGTTGAATATATTAAACAAAATTTTGCTACAAGAACTGAGAGTGTCACTCCTTTCTTGATTAGTTTTTGGAGTGGAACAGTTGAACTAACTCCAGCAAGTGACAACTGGGTTGATACTGCGAGACTTGAAGCAAAAATTATTGATGTTGAAGGTGATTATGCATCAACATTTAGTGACATGGTGGCAAGTGGAACTATCGATCCTCAAACAGGATTTGGTCCTATACTATGGAATTCATGGGAAATTAATTGGGTTGGTATTGAAGTTGTTGAATCAACAAGACAAAGAGTTATTCAAAACACTCCTGATACTATTATCCAAGGAAGTGGAAACTCTATAAGCTGGTCAAATAGAACTGTTATTGATAATATCGTTGAGGAGGATATTGAAACATCTATAGAATTTGGAACTAACTCAAGAACTGGATCTAGAACTGTTGTAACAGAACAATTTGATCGTGAATCGGTAGGTGATAGGGTTGTAAGTAGAGACCTCATTCCATTCATGAGATCTCGGAATGTTGAATTTGTCGCCAAAAAAGTAAAACCACTTACTAGATTATATGCATTTTTTGATGGAGTAGATATTTCCAAATATTGTGTTCCAAAATTACTCGAAATTACAATGGAATCTGGAGTTTTTGAAGTTGGAGAAACTGTAATTGGAAATAGTTCAGTTGTTGGTGATATTGGATCAAATTCTCTTCCATCTTCTCCATTCATCCAATTCAGAGTTGCACAATCCAATCATAAAGAAGGTCCGTATGATTCATCAACAAAGACTTTCCGTCAAAATCCATACAATTCTCAAGATTTGTCTGGTGCATACTCATCAACATCAACTATTTTAAATGTAGATACATTTTCACTTTCCAATGAAGTCCAGGGTCAATACTATGGTTGGATTAGGGAGGGAATGACTCTTCGTGGACAAACAAGTGGTGCTCTTGCAAAAGTTTCAAATGTAAGACTTGTCTCTGATATATCTGCTACTTTAATTGGTAGTTATTATATTCCAGATCCAAATAATATAAGTTTCCCAAGATTTGAAACTGGAAGTAAAGTATTTACTTTAACCGATGATATTGACAATAATCAAGATCAGTCTATTACAATTGCAGAAGAAGGATTTGCTTCTACAGGAACTTTAGAAACAGTTCAAGAAAATATTGTTTCTGTCAGAAATGCAAGAGTTGAAGCACAAGAACAGTTCCAAAGTAATGATGTTGATAGAAACCTTGGAATCGAAATTATAGAATCTACAGTTATTGGTCAAAGATCAAGAACTCAAAGAGTAGGAACTAGATTTAATCGTCCACCTGATCCACCACCACGTAGATGGGGTGGTGGACGTGATCCTCTGTCACAATCATTTATGGTTGAAGATACTACAGGAGTATTCTTAACTAGTTGTGACGTTTTCTTTAGATCGAAAGATGATATGGATATTCCAGTTATCATCCAAATTAGAACCATTGTAAATGGACTTCCATCAACTAGAATTCTTCCATTCTCTGAAGTCGTTTTAGATCCAGATGAAGTTCAAACTTCATCTGATGGATCTGTTGCAACTAATATTCAGTTTAAGGCTCCCGTTTATGTTGAAGGTCTAACTGAGTATGCAGTAACTCTATTATCAAACTCAACTAAGTATAGTGTTTATATTTCAAGAGTTGGTGAAAATGATATTATAACTGATACATTTATTTCAAATCAACCATATCTTGGATCGCTATTCAAATCTCAAAATGGATCGACATGGGAACCAAGTCAGTGGGAAGATCTTAAGTTTACTCTTTATAGAGCAGATTTCCTTGAAAATGGATCTGTAGAATTCTACAGTCCAGAACTTACGAGAGGGAATAATCAAATTCCAAAACTTCTTCCAGATTCAATTATAATGAACTCTAGACAAATTAGAGTTGGTCTTGGAACTACAGTAGCAGATTCTTATGAGATTGGAAATACATTCTCACAACAAGGAACAAATGCAACTGGAGATCTTGTAGGAGTAGCCGCATCTGCTGTTGGAAATCTCACTATCAGTAATGCTGGTCTTGGATATACTCCTGCAGATGGAAGTCAAACCTTCTCCGGGGTAAATCTAATTACCCTTACTGGCAATGGTAGAGGTGCAACAGCAGACATTAGTATTGTAAATGGAAGTATTGTTGCTAGTGGAGCAACAATTGCAAACAATGGAGGATCTGGATATCAGGTCGGTGATGTTCTTGGTATTACTACAATTGGAATAGCATCAGTTGGTACTAATGCAAGATTAACCATTGCTGGAATTGGAATTACAAATGAACTAGTATTTAACAATGTTCAAGGTGAATTTGTTGTTGGTGCAGCAAAAACACTGATGTATGTTAATAGTTCTGGTATTACCACGGAACTAAATTCTTCTGGTTCTGCTGGTCTTGGAACTGGTGGAAATGTCCAAATTTCAACAATCAATGTTGATTCTGATGGAACTCATTTTACAGTTAATCATCAAAACCACGGAATGTATTTTGCTGATAATGTAGTTAAAATTTCTGGAGTCCTTCCAGACATTAGACCTACTAAATTAACTGCCGAATACACTTCCGGATCTACTGGATCAATAGTAGTTGGTGGAGCAACAACATTCTCAACTTTTGAGGGAGTTGGAGTTGGAACCACTAATGTTGGACATCTGTTAATTGGTGAAGAAATTATTAAATATACAAATGTTTCTGGAAATACAATTGGTGGTAATATTGTAAGAGGCACTGATCCAAGAACTTATCCAATTGGAACTCCGGTATTTAAATATGAGAACTCAGGTATTAGTCTCCAAAGGGTTAATACATCTCATAATTTAAATAATGTGACAGAGATAAATCCCTTTACATTTGATTCATATAAAGTCAAAATTGATATGAGTACAACTACAGGAACTGATAGAAGTACTGATGTTGGTCACCCAAAACTTTATATTGGCAATACTAAGTCAACTGGTGGAAGAAATATAAGGGCTACTCAAAATATGCCATTTGAAATTATTACTCCACAAGTTCAAAATCTTACACTTACTGGAACAAATATTACTGCTCAAGTAAGAACAACTACTAGTAAGAGTTTTAGTGGTAATGAAATCCCATTTGTTGATTCTGGATTTGAAGACATCACGATCAATCAAAAAAATTATTTTGATACTCCAAGGATGATTGCATCTAAAGTAAATGAAGATTTAAAATTGACTAATGTTGTTGGTAATAAATCAATGCAAATGAGTCTTGCATTGAACACCACTGATAATCGTTTAAGTCCTGTTGTCGATGCTCAAAGAGTAAATGCAATTGTAACTTCCAATAGGGTCAATAACATTATTGAAAATTATGCAACTGATTCTAGAATCAGTGCCATCACCTCAGATCCTACAGCATGTCAATACGTATCAAAAGAGATTGTTATTGAAAATTCTGCATCATCAATTAAAGTTATATTATCTGCACACATTGGTGATGATGCTGATATTAGAGCATTTTATTCGGTAAATAATAAAATTGGACTTGATCCAATATTTACTCCATTCCCCGGATACTCAAACTTGAATTCTAGAGGTCAAGTAATTGCCTCAGAAAATAGTAATGGTGAATCTGATTCATTCGTCACAAAATCAATTGCTCGGTCATTTGATAGTGAAAAACTTGATTATAGAGAATACACATTTACAGCTGATCAACTTCCATCATTCAAAACATACCGAATAAAAATCTCACTGACATCTAAGAGTCAGTGTTTTGTTCCTAGGATCAAAGACCTAAGAGTAATTGCTTTAGCGTAATATGGATTTTTACGAATTAGATGGTCATAAGGATCTCGCAAGAGATCCTTCAACAAATGCAGTATTAAATGTGAATAGTCTTGAATATCAACAATATCTTGCGAGACGTGAAGTCAAATCTAATAGGAACGATAAGATACAAAACATTGAAGATGATTTTGCTAATATGAAGAGTGAACTAAATGAAATTAAATCTCTATTAAAGGAGTTAATACATGGATCCTGATACTATCGAACTAAGCAACCTATCAAAGCAATTTGCATATGCTAAATTGGCATCACAGATAGATAGTTGTGATGATCGTGAAGAATTAAAAAATATTGCAAAATCTTTTTGCAAATTATATTATAAGCAGCAAGAAACAATGAAACTAATAGGAATAGTAGATGGCAACTAAAAACATTACTTTTGATCCCGATTCGGGAGTTCCTTATGGATTAAATTTGACCATTTATGGTGGGTCAGATTTTTCAACAAACTTGAATGTTTTAGATACATCAAATGCTGCTTTTAATTTAACTGGTTATACTGGATCAGCAGCAATATCAAAAAGTGTTGCCGTTGGTGCAACACTTGGAATAACTACTTCATTTACTGTAGGACTTACTAGTGCATATGATGGCAAAATGTCAATATCATTAGGAAGAACTGATACTAGGAATATAAACGAAGGTAGGTATATGTATGATGTCTTAGTTAGTTCTGGGTCAACTGTGTATAGTCTTGCCAATGGAAATGTTTATGTCTACAATCCCGTTTCATCAGCACCATAAATACAGTTAGGAAACTTGTGAATATATGGCACAACCAGCAAGTAGATCAGATCTAATCAATTATTGTAAAAGGCAACTGGGTGCTCCAGTCCTTGAAATTAATATTGCTGATGAGCAAGTAGATGATCTTGTTGATGATGCTCTACAATATTTTCATGAAAGACATTTTGATGGAGTAGTACAGACATATTTAAAATATAAGATAACTCAAGAGGATATTGATAGAGGAAGAGGAACAAATTCAGTAGGAATTGTAACGACAACAGCAGATACAACTATTGTTGGAACAGCAACAACATTTAGTTACATAGAAAACAGTAACTACATTCAAGTTCCACCTTCAGTAATTGGAATTAATAAAATTTTTAGATTTGATAACAGCACCATATCTGGTGGAATGTTTAGTTTAAAGTATCAATTATTCTTGAATGATTTATATTTCTTCAATTCTATGGAGATGTTGTCATATGCAATGACAAAAACATATCTTTCTGACATTGATTTTCTTTTAAATACAGAAAAACAGATAAGATTTAATCAGAGACAAGATAGATTATATTTGGACGTTGATTGGGGCAATGTTCAAAAAGATGAATATATTGTACTTGATTGTTGGAGACTTTTAGATCCAAATGATTTTACAAGAGTTTATAATGATTCATTCTTAAAAAAATATCTTACCGCATTGATGAAAAGACAATGGGGTCAAAATCTAATCAAATTCCAAGGAGTTAAACTTCCTGGGGGAATTGAATTAAATGGAAGACAAATATATGATGATGCTGAGAAAGATTTGGAAATAATTAGAGAGCAGATGTCAAATACATATGAACTTCCACCTCTTGATATGATAGGTTGACGTTATGGTATTAAATCCATTTTTTACTCAAGGGACATCATCTGAGCAAAATCTTGTTCAGGATTTAATAAATGAGCAGCTAAGAACTTATGGAGTAGATATTTTTTATCTACCCAGAAAATACTTATCAGAAAATTCTGTTATTAGAGAAATAGTTCAGTCAAAGTTTGATATAGCACTTCCTCTTGAAGCATATATTGATAATTATGATCAGTATTCTGGAGCAGGAAATTTACTATCAAAATTTGGTATTGAATCTAAAGATGAAGTAAGACTTATAATTTCAAGAGAAAGATTTGAGAATTATATAACTCCATTAATTCAAGATCAGGCAAATATAAAGTTATCAACGAGACCCAAGTCTGGAGATCTTATTTGGTTTCCACTTGATGATAGAATTTATGAAATTAAAGATGTTGAATATGCAAAACCATATTATCAACTACAAGATCTTTATGTCTATGAATTATATTGCGAACTCTTCCAGTTGGAGGATGAAGTTATTGCAACTGGAATTGAAGAAGTTGATAATAACTTAATCGGTGAAGACTATGATGGACAAACAGATGATGGTATTAATACTATCCAAGGTCCCACACAAACACTTACTTTGGTTGGTTCTGGAGTAACTGCTACAGCAACTGCTGCTATCTTCGATGGTGGTGTTAGATTGTTCACCATATCTAATAGGGGTGGTGGGTACAATAGCGTCCCTACAGTGGGCGTCACGTCCGCTCCAGCGGGTGGTACAACAGCAATTGGTATTGCCACCATGATTGGTGGTATTAACGTCTGTAACCTCAATGCAAATCCAAGATTGCAATCAGTTCAGGCAGTTAATATTGCCAATTCAGGTGCAGGATATACTGTAGCACCCGGAGTAAAATTTTCTGGAGGAGGAAATGGAGTTGGAGCAGCTGCTACAACCACAATTGGAGATGGTGTTGTAGGTATTGTAACAGTAACAGCAGGTGGTTCTGGATATGTAGATAATCCAACAATTAGTTTTACAAATCAAATATTTAAAACAGGAGTCGCTACAGTTTCTGCTGCTGCAACTGCCATAGTTAGTGCTGCTGGAACTATAACTAACATCTATATTACAAATGCTGGTCTTGGATATTCTGTAGCACCAACCATTGTTGTTGCTGGTGCTGAGAGTAGTGGTTCTGGTACATTTGCGTTTAATGAAATTATTACTGGTTCTTCTAGTGGAACTACAGCAAGAGTTAGAACATGGGATGCATCATCTAATACACTTATAGTTGGAACAGTTGCAGGAGAGTTTACTAGAGGGGAAACTTTAGTAGGTGCAACTTCTGGAGCATCGTATGAATTACGTATAATTGATGTTCAACCAGCAGATGATGGATTTGCTGACAATATTAATATTGAGACAGAGGCAGACAAGATACTTGACTTTAGTGAGCAGAACCCATTCGGGATGCCCTAAATATAGATATCTTAAGATAAAGATATTGTAGGTTTTAACATGTTTGAATATTTTTACAACGAAATATTGAGGAGGACCATCATATCTTTTGGCACACTCTTTAACAATATTAGCATTAAGCATGAAGACTCTTCAGATAACGTTGTAAGCGTTGTAAAAGTTCCTTTGGCATATGGACCTACCCAGAAGTTTTTAGCACGAATGGAGCAGTCTCCAGACCTCAATAAACCCTTTGCAATTACTCTGCCAAGGATGTCATTTGAGTTTACTGGATTAACTTACGATCCATCAAGAAAAGTATCTACAACTCAGACATTTACTGTCAAAGATCCAAATGATGGGACTGAAACTAAAAAATCATATATGCCAGTTCCATATAACATGCAGTTTGAACTGTCTGTTATGACAAAGTTAAATGATGATGCACTTCAAATTGTAGAACAAATTTTACCATATTTTCAACCAGCATATAATTTATCAGTTGAGTTGGTTGAATCGATTAAAGAGAAAAGAGATATTCCTGTAGTCTTAGAAAATATTACCATGCAAGACGATTATGAAGGAGATTTCACTTCTAGAAGAGTTCTTCTTTATACATTTAGATTTACTGCAAAAACATATCTATTTGGTCCTGCATCTTCTGCAACCAAGGATATCATCAAAAAGGCTACTGTCAGTTATCTTACTGGAACAGATACTTCAAATACAACAAGAGAAGTTTCTTATTCCTCAACTCCAAGAGCAATCAAAAATTACACAGGAGATGCGGCAACTACTCTTAGTACAGACATAACCATATCTGCGAAGACATTTGAGGTTGCAAATGGTTCTACGTTAACTAAAGGAACTTACATTGATATTGATGGAGAGGAGATGTTCATCAAATCGATTAGTGAGAATAAAATTACAGTCAATCGTGGTCAGGATGGAAGCACCATTACAACTCATTTAGGTGGAGCATCTATTCATAAAATCGATGCTGCAGATGATGCTTTGATTGAGGTTGGAGATGACTTTGGATTTAGTGGTGGTATCTGATGGCATCTATGACAAAAAAATTTGACGGACTAAACGAAACCTTTAACACTGATGATGATCTTCTTCATCCAGAAGTTATAGAAAAAAAAGTTGAAAAAATTAAAAATGCTGTTGATGATGTAAAAAAAGATTATGATTATACAAGAGGTAATTTATATTCTATAATTGAAAAGGGGCAAGAAGCAATTAATGGTATTCTTGAACTTGCACAAGAAAGTGAAATGCCTAGAGCATATGAAGTTGCTGGTCAGTTAATTAAAAACGTGGCTGATGCTACTGATAAATTGATGGATCTTCAGAAAAAACTAAAAGATGTTGAGGAAGAAAAGCAAGCAAAGGGACCATCAACTGTAAATAATGCATTATTTGTTGGATCAACTGCAGATCTAGCAAAGATGTTAAAAGATGGACTTAAGGAAGAAGATAAATAAATCTGGGAGAGAAATCCCGAAGTACAAAAGTTACTAATAGAATGTCTAAAGAAGAATTGCCTTCTATTGATGATGAGATCATTAGTGATCTACCATCAGTCGAAGATTTTATAACAGAAGAGAATGCAGAGGAACTCCCTTCTGTTGAAGAGTATATTGAAAAAGAAGAAGTTGTAGAAACTGTTGAAGAAGAAGTAGAGCAGGCAACAGAT